TTTTATGATAACGACAAACAAAACATGAATATCGAAAATCTTTATGCGGTAACAAGAGCTGAAAACGCTGTTTTAAACCGTTTAAAATTTGCAAATGAACCAATCGAATTAAAACCAACTATACTCGCTATGGTTAGAATGTGCTTAAAAGCAAAGATTCCTTATAGGGTTTCCGCACAGTAGGAACAAAAGATTATGAAATTAACTCCAAAACAAAAGTCATTTTGTGAGTTGTACGCTGGTAATGGCGGAAACGCTAAGCAAGCAGCTATCGATGCAGGTTATAGTGAAAAAACAGCAGCAGAACAAGCTAGCAGATTGTTAATAAATGTTAATGTTTTAGAATATATCCGCGAATTATCAGCACCAAAAGAAAATAAACGCATTGCAGATGCAACAGAAGTAAAAGAATTTTGGAGTTTAATTTTGCGCGATGATATGGAAAAAACAAGTGATAGATTAAAAGCCAGTGAGCTTTTAGGAAAATCTGCGGCTATGTTTATAGATCGGGTTGAAACAAAAACAATTACCGATACAAGAATTGTTCTATTTGAGGATAAATGATATAATTCATTTGCGGTTGAGGGACTAATTACCCCGTTTAGATTCAGCACTAACAACCGCGTATCTTTAATTGCTGAAATTTTCTAGCTGAGGAAAATATGAATTATTCAAAAATCTATGATGCTTTTATTGCATCAAAATCAAATCGTGTTTTAGATGGTTATTTTGAAACACACCACATCATGCCTAAATCATTAGGCGGCTTAAATAATCAATCAAACTTAATAAAACTTACCGCTAAAGAGCATTTTTTAGCGCATAGATTACTTGCTAAAATTCATGGCGGTAAAATGTGGACGGCTTTATCGTACATGACAAGACGCAATGTAAAATCAGCAAAAGACGTTAAAGTTACATCAAGGGTTTATGATTTAGCGCGTAAAAAAGACGCTGAATACAAAAGCGTTCAATATAATGGCAAAAATAATCCGTTTTATGGTAAAACATTTACACCTGAACAACTTAAAAAATTAAAAGGCGCAAGACCTTCAATATCTGGTGCAAACAATCCAAGTTATGGAAAGCCACAAAGCGAATTAACAAAGGCTTACATTTTTGGCGTAAGATATAAACCGCAATATGATGTTGATTTAACGTTAATGAATCGCATAAATTCATTGATTATTGAAACCCCAAAAAAATTAAAAGACTTAAACAAAAAATATAGTACATCTCAAATCCACAAAGGTAGGGCTGGAAAAGAAGGCTCCAAAAATCCTAATTATGGAAACGGTCAAGCGATAACAGGTGCTAAAAATCCTATGTATGGAAAGCACCATAATGAAGAAACAAAAAGAAAAATATCGGAAAAAAGCAAAAGGGTTATTTCATGTCCGCACTGTATAACAGTTGGAAATATAGCAAATATGGCAAGGTGGCATTTTGACAATTGCAAAACAAGAAAAAAAACTGGGCTTAATGCCACATCAATATAAATTACTTAAAGATGAAAACACTAAAATATTAGGGTTATGCAGTGGATACGGTGGAGGAAAAACTTTTGCCGTAGCGCGAAAAGCGGTTTTATTGATGTTAAAAAATGCGGGTTTTGATGGAATTATTACAGAACCAAATTACCCGCTTTTAAATCAAATTTTAATTCCAGAAATGAAAACAGCATTAGAATTTTTTAATGTAACTTATAAATTTAATAAAGTAGATAGTGTTTTTTATTGCGATGTTGAAGGAAAAGAAACTAGAATAATATGTAAATCAATGGAAAACTACGAAAGGCTTGTTGGTGTAAATGCGGCATGGGTTGTTATGGACGAATTTGATACAGCTAAACCAGATTTAGCCTATAATTCATATTTAAAATTATTAGGAAGAATTAGAGCAGGAAACGTTAGGCAAATTGTTATTGTTTCAACGCCTGAAGGATTCGGTGCAATGTATCGAATTTTTATTACTGAAAATAGCAAAGATAAACATTTAATTAGAGCTAAGACAACTGATAATAAGCATTTGCCACAAGATTATATTGATACGTTAAAAGGTATTTATTCATCTAGTATGTTATCGGCATATCTTGATGGCAATTTTGTAAATCTTAACGCAGGCAGTGTTTATCATGAATTTGACAGAAATCTTAATGCAACCAATCAAACAATTATGGCTGATGATGTGCTGCATATTGGTTTGGATTTTAACGTTGCCAATATGTCTGCTGTTGTTCATGTGGTGCGCGGTGACAGCGTTCATGCTGTTAATGAAATCACTGGTGTTTTCGATACGCCAACGATGGGCAGAATATTAAAAGAAAAATATCCAGCGCATAGAATTTTAATTTATCCCGATGCAAGTGGTAATGCTCGTAAATCAAATAATGCTAGTGAATCAGACCATAGCATTTTGCGCTCGTTTGGCTTTCAGGTGTTGGTTAATTCACGAAACCCATTTGTAAAAGATCGTGTGTTATCTGTTAACGCCATGATTAACAATCAAGGCGAAAAACGTTATTTTGTTAACGCGCAGTATTGCCCGTCACTGGCTGAATCACTTGAAAAACAATCTTATGATAAAAACGGTGAACCCGATAAGAAAAGCGGATTTGACCACGTTGTCGATGCAACGGGTTATTTTATTGCGTACAAATACCCATTAGTGAATAATAGACCTCAATTTGCACGAGTAGTAGGAATATAACAATGTCAGTAGACACAAAGCACAGCGAATATCACGAATATTATGAAATATGGGAACGTTGCGAAGCAGCAGCAGAAGGGCAAGACGAGATCCACGAATGTGGCGTGAAATATTTACCACGTTTAAGCGGTCAAAATGATGCAGAATATTACGCATATAAACAACGCGCATTGTATTACAACGCTACAGCAAGAACAGTTGACGGCTTGACTGGTATGCTGTTTATGAAGCCCGAAACGATTGAAGCACCTGCGGCAATGGATAGCATTATTGCAGACGTGACAATGGGCGGGTTATCGTTGCATCAATTTGCTGAAATGGTAGCCGAAGAAGTTATTACCGTTGGTCGTTGTGGCGTGCTTGTCGATTATCCGCCCATCGTTAACGCAGTCACACTTGCACAAGCACAAGCGCAAGGCGCAAGACCTTACGCGACAATGTATGATGCTGAATCAATCATTAATTGGAAAACTGGACGTATAAATAACGTTGAGCAATTAACGCTGGTTGTACTTGAAGAAGAAAACGAGATCCCAGTTGATGAATTTGAGTCAAAATGTGAACCACAATGGCGCGTTTTAGATTTAGCTGAAGGCGCATATCGGCAACGTGTTTTCCGTAAAGACAAGCGCGGTGAATTTATTTTAGTAGAAGAAATTTACCCACAAATAAATGGTCGCGTGATTAATAAAATCCCGTTTGAGTTTTTTGGCGTTCGTGACAATTCACCATGCGTTGATAAACCACCATTGCTCGACCTTGTTGATGTTAATTTATCGCATTACCGCACAACAGCAGACTACGAGCACGGCTTGCACTTTACGGGACTGCCAACACCTGTAGTAACTGGATATTATTCAGACGATAAAAGCGCGTCACTGCGTATCGGTAGCGGTACAGCATGGCTATTGCCAGACCCTCAGTCAAAAGCGTTTTATCTTGAATTTACTGGTCAAGGTTTGGGCGAATTGCGTGAGGCATTGCGCTCAAAAGAGGCAATGATGGCAACACTGGGAGCGCGTATTTTAGCACCCGAAAAACGTGCGGCTGAAGCAGCGCAAACGGCTAATATTCACAGGTCAAGTGAAAACAGTGTATTAGCGTCAATTGCTCAATCTATTAGCGTTGGATTAACGCACGTTATGGAGTGGCTGCGCGATTGGTCAAACATTACGGGCGATGTTAAGGTTGAGTTAAACCGTGATTTTATACCAAATAGCATGACAGCTCAGGACGTGGATAGCTTGGTCAAGTCTTGGCAAAGTGGTGCAATCTCACATGAAACCCTATTTGAAAACCTTATCGCAGGCGACATTATTGCGCAGGAAGTTAGTTTTGATGACGAGATGGAACGCATTGCAACACGACCCGCAACTGGTGGACTTCTATAATGGAAGAATCGGCTAACACGCAATTGCGCGATAAAACCATTTCACACATTATTTATTTGCAACGGTATTACTCGTCAACAAGCAAAAAAGTGATGGATTTATTGCGCGAAACCGAAAAGGATTTAGTGCATCAATTAAAAACGCTCGACCTTGATAACCAAATGACAATCCCACAGATTGATGCGCGGTTGGAATCAGTACGCGCAATTTTAAATGAGGGTTATGCGTTAGCCGGCAAAGAGTTAATTAGTGATATGCACGATGCGGCAGAGTATGAGCAGGAATGGCAAATAAAAGCCATTGATAGCTCAACACCTATTGTGCTGGATATGGTAGCCGTTGCGCCCGTGACATTATTTGCAGCGGTAGAATCAAAACCATTGCAAGGCAAACTGATTAAAGAATGGATTGATAAACTAGATCAGGTCAGTTACACGCGAATTCAAGACGCAGTGCGAATGGGATTAGTTGAAGGACAATCATACAATGACGTGGTTAAACGCATAACAGGCACAAAGGCACTGCAATATACTGATGGCGTGATGGCATTAAACAAACGGCAAACGCAGGCATTGGTATCAACTGCAATGTCACATGCTACCAACACAGCAACAGACGAATTTTACAATGCTAATGACGATTTAATCAAAGGCTGGCAATTTTTAGCAACGTTGGATTTTAAAACAACAACGCTTTGCAAATCGTATGACGGAAAAGAATTTAAACTAAATGAAGGTCCACGCCCACCTATACACGTTAGATGTAGATCATCAACCGTACCTGTTTTAAAATCATGGAAAGAAATGGGATTAAAAGACCCACCACCAGGAACGAGATCATCACTTGATGGGCAAATTAGCGAAACAATAAATTATGACGAGTGGTTGCGTAAGCAATCACATGTAAAACAAGATGAAGCACTAGGAAAAGGAAAAGCGGAAATATTTAGATCGGGCGTTAAACTCGATAGATTTGTTGAAAATGGCAAAGAGCTAACACTTGAGCAATTAAAAAAAATTGAAAAGTAACTAAGTATGCTGTATAAATGCGGCAAACACCTCGCCATGTGTGTTTTACTCTAGTGTCGTTGGTGTTACACCTTTCATCAACGGCACACCCTAACTTTAAGGAAATATCATGTCAGTTTTTGATAATATTGGAAAATCACTTCAACACGCAACAGAAAAAGCACTTGATGAAGCAACACAAGCGGCTGACGATATTTCACACGGTGATATTATTGGCGCAGCAGAACACGTTGAAAATATCCGTGAGATTCCACAAGATACCGCAATTGAAGTAATTAAAGACGTAATTTAATTTTTATTAACCGATGGCAGAGCCATCAACAACAACCCAGAGGGTTATATGTCAGAAGAACAAAACATTGCAGAGCAAATCAAAGCCGCAGTAGAAGAAGCAACAATCGGACTTGCAAAGAAAAATAGCGAACTTTTAGCAGAGCTGAAAGAGGCACGAAAAGGAAAACAAATAGATCCAGCGGAATTGGATAAACTACAAGAGAAAATTGACGGGTTAGAAAATCAGCTAACTGTGTCACAGAAAACAATTAAAGAACAACAAAAAGCGTTTGAGCAAACTAAAGCCGCGCTAGATTCAGAAAGTGGTTTTACGTCTAAATTACTTTTAGACAATGGCTTAACCGATGCACTTGTAAAAGCTGGTGTAGCCGCTCCCTTTTTACCTGCGGTGAAAGCTATGTTATCATCACAGGCGAAAATCGCAATTGAAGGCGACACACGCAAAGCAGTAATCGGTGATAAAGATTTAAGCGCATTTGTAACAGAATGGGCAACCAGTGATGATGGTAAACATTATATTGCAGCACCACAGAATAATGGTGGTGGCGCAAGTGGTGGAAGTGGTAGCACTGGACAACAAGTTGTAAACCGTTCAACGTTTGACGCAATGTCACACCCAGAGCGCGCTAGTTTTGCAAAGAATGGCGGCAAAGTTACAGATTAGATTTTATCCTGTATTGATTGCCGTCTAAATTATTTTTTTATTATAGAAGGCAATCAAAATGGCAAATGTTTTATCAAATTTAGCAGCAGACATATATAAGGCGGCTGACGTAGTAGGCCGTGAATTAGTCGGTTTTATTCCCTCAGCTACAATTAACGGTGTTGCTTCAGATTCTGCCCGCGCTGCTAAAGGCGACACAATCCGCGCGGCATTTACCCGCACACCAAGCGTTAACACCTCATTCGCACCTTCAATGACAATCCCAGAAGGTACAGATCAAACCGTTGACAACAAAACAATGACGCTAGATTCTTATGCGTCTGTTCAAATCCCTTGGACTGGTGAAGATATTAAGCACGTTAACAACGGTGCTGGATATGAAACCATTTATGGCGATCAAATCGCACAAGCAATCCGCGCATTGTGCAACAAAATCGAGCAAGACTTATTTGCATCAGTTTACAAAGGCGCATCACGCGCAGTAGGTACAGCAGGTACAACACCATTTGCATCTAACTTTGAAACCATTGCGCAAGTGCGTCAAATCTTAGTAGATAACGGTTGCCCGACTGATAACCAAATTACATTGGTTATGAACACAGCGGCTGGCGTTAAATTGCGCAACCTTGCTCAATTACAACAAGTCAATACAGCAGGCAATGAAGCGTTATTGCGTCAAGGTACTTTGCTTGATTTGCAAGGCATCATGATTAAAGAATCGGCTGGTATTACTACGCACACAAAAGGCGGTGGTACTTCTTATGTTACTTCAGGCTCAACTGCTGTTGGTGTAACTGATATTGCTCTTGTAACAGGTAGCGGCACAGTGTTGGCTGGTGACGTTGTTACTTTTGCAGCAGATACCGCTAACAAATATGTTGTTGGTACTGGTGTTGCAGCTCCCGGCACTATTTCATTAAACGCTCCGGGTGCACAAAAAGTCATTGCTACAGCAAACGCTTTAACCATTGGCGATTCTTACACGCCAAGCGTTGCGTTCCATAAATCAGCAGTTGAGTTGGGTATGCGCCCACCTGCAATGCCTAATGGTGGTGATTCTGCTGTTGACGTTATGACAGTGCAAGACCCTAACAGCGGTTTAGTGTTTGAGATCGCAGTTTATAAAGGTTATATGAAAACCATGCTTGAAGTGCGTTGTTTGTACGGCACTAAAGTTTGGAAACCAAATCACGTTGCTACGTTGCTTGGTTAATTTTTTTAGGGGTTCGCGTTCGTTCCTGTTCGCGTTCCCCGCCTTTATTTAAATTATGGATTAGTTATGGCTAAATACTTACCAGATTTTAGAGTTGGTGACGATTACCCAATTGAATTAACAATAAAAGACTTGAGCGGAAACGCTCAGAATATTACTGGATATAAATTTTGGCTTACTTTGAAATCATCTTTTGATTTAGATGATGCTAGTGCTGAATTACAATTTATTTCAACCGTTGGCGACAATCAAAACGATGAGCCATTAAATGGGATTTGTTTTTTATATGTTCCAGCATCAATAACAAAAGACATTCCAGCAGGAAGTTATTATTATGACATTCAGCAAAAAGCTGGTGCTAGTGGCGGTTTGTCTACTGTAATACCACCTGTTGCAGATTATAAAGACAAAGTTATTGTCGTTCCTCAAATAACGAGATCAGAACAATGATAACAGTTGTTACTGAAAATAATATTATTGATATTTCAATTATTGAAACATCAGTTAATGTTAATTCTATAAAATCAAATGTTATTCAAGTTACAACAGATAATAATATTATTGATGTTTCAGTTGAAAAGCCAAATATAACGGTTAACCCGGTTGGAGAAGTAATTGTTCAGGCATTTCCAGCAGGTTTAAAAGGCGATAAAGGCGATAAAGGCGATAAAGGCGATAAAGGCGATAAAGGCGATAAAGGCGATAAAGGCGATAAAGGCGATACATCAACAATCCAAGAAATAGAAGATATAAGTGGCGAAATACCGCTTGGAACACATTTTATTTATAAAAAAACAACTGATTTTAAAAATTGCATGATGTCATTTTTAGGTTTTCCAGTTGCTTATAATTATTCTGCAAAAGGAACGCCACAATTTTTTGACGCTTATCAAACCACTGGCGGTTTAAAAATATCAACGGAACTTCAAAATGTCTGAAATTAAATTAAATACTTTAACGCCATTAACCGCCCCAACTGGTACTGAAATATCAAACATTGGCTCGGTAACTTACACGATTAACAGCGATGCTGTAAAAATACCTATGTCAACGCTTAGAAAAGCAGACGGCAGTGATGCAATGGCTGATTTGTGTAGCGGATTAACAAACGATGAATTAAGAAACTCTGCAATTGATGTTAATATTGCAACTAATGAAACAATTTTAAATATGACAAAACATTTAATAATAAATAATATTTTACTAAGTGAGTTAATTGGAAAAAATGACAATTCGTTAAATAAATTATTTAACGATCCAACAATTTTAAATTATTGAGGTTTTTATGTTATCAAACACACAAGTCGGAAAGCAGTCAAATTCTAACGGTTCAAATCCAGTTATTAGATCATCAAGAGAGGGAGATGTAATTGTTTCTGAAAATCATGGTCGTTATTATCAAAAAACCGCAGAAGGTGAAGCGTTTGTTGTTGCAGCTCCATTAACTGGGTTAACATTAGCCGCAACACATACAACAGCAACGTTAACTGCAACATCAACGCCTTTAATTACTATTTTTAATGGTGGAACACTAAATATTGCAATAAATAGAGAATTTATTGCAACATTATCAGGAACACCTGCTTCTGGTTCTTATTGGTGGTACGCAGCAACGGGGCAACAAGCCTCAGCATTAACTTTATTAACTGACAATGGCATTAATAGTCGCAATTTAGTTGGCGATGCTCCAAGTGGTGTAAAAATTGGCATTGGTAAGGCATTGACTGGATTAGTTGGTTCTTTGATAGCATTTAAGCCTATAGGAACATTAGGAACAGTGACAGCAGGTCTTGGACAATTAGATCGAGAAGAGGCTGGATCAGTAATTGTAGCACCAGGGAATTTAATTGCTTTATTAGCTCCCGCGATTGGTACAATACACGTTGTTCATGCAAGTGTTGATATTACACGAATTGAAGTAAGTGCATAACAATGTTAATTGTTGAAGATGGCACAGGATTATCAAACGCTGATAGTTATGCGTCTTTAGCTGAATCTAATTTATATCATGCCAATCATGGAAATGTTGATTGGTCTGATATAGACGCAACAACTAAAGAGCAACTACTACGCAAAGCCACAGATTATATGGTGGCGCAATACCGTTTACAATACGCTGGTTATCGCAGATATTCAACCCAATCGCTTGACTGGCCGCGCCTTTATGTTCCATTGATTGATTCATTATCGGCAAATGTTTTTCCGCAATATGTGGATTTTGACATTGTGCCAACCATTGTAAAAAATGCCTGTGCTGAATTAGCCTTAAAATCTTACACAGCTATATTAATGCAAGATTTAACACAAGGCGTTATTCGTGAAAAAGTAGACGTTATTGAGGTGGAGTACGATAAATATTCACCACAACAAACCCGTTATGCTCAAATTGACGCCATGTTATCCGTGTTTTTTAAACAACAAGGTAATGATATGTCAAGATCGTTGGTGAGAACATGACACTTGATACCCGCGCTCGTTCTACAGCAGATAAATTGCTAGATAAGTTTGGCAAATCAATTACGCTAACGTCAATTGTCGAGGGAAGTTATGACCCTGCAACGGGTGATATGGGTGCAGGTACAACAACAAGCACCACGCACACGGCAATCATTAAAGATTATAACGGCATTGATTTTATTAGTGGTGTTGTGCAAGCGGGTGATAGAAAAGTAATGATTGCAGCATTAGACACAACAACGCCACAACCAGCCGATAAAGTAACGATTAACAGTGAAGTTTATCAAGTGATCGCGGTTCGTTATGTTTGGTCGGGTGAATTACCCGCGCTTTATGAATTGCAGGTTAGAAAATGACAGGCTCAATGTCGCAAATTGTTGCTCGTGCAAATGGTCATGTTGATGACAGAATTAGGGCTGCAACTATTGGTATTTTTAAAGGCATTAGAAAAGATACGCCAGTTGATACTGGACGCGCTCGAGGTAATTGGCAATGCACAATTGGTGCGCCTCTTGTTGGTGAAGATGCAAGTGGTTCAGACGAGCAAATATTACGAACCATTCCACGCAGAGCTGGGAGTGTTGTGTACTTAACAAACAACGTGCGATACATTCAGCCATTAGAATATGGGCATAGCACAAAATCACCTAATGGCATGGTAAGAATAAACGTTTCACGATTTGAGGGATTATTAAATGGCTCTAGTTGAAATCCGAACAGCGTTAGAAACTAAACTAAATGCGCTTACGCCTACACTTGCAACAGCATGGGAAAGCGTACCGTTTACGCCCGTAGTCGGCACAGCCTATCAGCAAGTTAATTTAATGATTGCAGACACGCTTAACCCAACACTAGGCGGAACACATTATCGCATTAAAGGATTTATGCAGGTTTTATTGTGTTATCCGCCCAACGCAGGCGCAAAAACCGCAGCAACACGCGCTGATTTACTGGTTAATCATTTTAAACGCGGCACAAGTTTAACAAGTGCTGGCATAACTGTTATTATTGACAAGACACCATCAATTGCACCGGCATTGATTGACGGGGTGCTTTATAAAATTCCGGTATCAATTTATTTTTCAGCAGATATTTACTCTTAAGAGGTTAC